AACAAGTCTAACACTTCCGGCTTGAATTGAGCAATACCGCCCAGTAAACCTAAGTATCTTTCAACGTTTGCTATACCGTCCATCTTTTGACTACGTGATAACGAACCAACGTATGATACATCAATATCACCACCTATTTGCTTTAAACTTTCAGGTAATTCTTTTAACTGACCACTTCTAAACAATATGTTTAACGTGCGACTGATTAACGGGTCAAGTAAGTCTGATTGTAAACGCCCTAATGTTGGCCCTAATGTTCTTTGCATCAACTCCATACGCGCCATAGTTTCGGTTGCTGTCATCGCTGGCGAGTCTTTAAGTTGCAGCTGGTTCATATAAAAAGCTTCTTGTATAGCTTGAACTAAATCACCCTTTTGTAACTGGCTAACATCAAAACGTGCTGCTGAATTCATTGGCATTAACTTACTTGGGTCACGTACAATGTTTAAGCCGGCTGGCCTCATATCTAAATCAGACATGATATTGTTCATGGTTGTGACCCAAGGTGGGTCGATAACCTTTTCACCACTACGCAAGATTAACTCAACTAACTGATTTAGCGTTAATACGTCATTAAGCGCATTCATAGCAGGGCTATTACCCCACTTAGACTCACTAGTCTTTCTCCATCTAGGTGCATAAGCTGGCATTTCATAATAACCACCTTCTTCACCCAACACGCAACACCCTTCTTTCAATAAGTATCGGTATGCATAAGGGCGCTTTTCAGACGCTACTATTCCGTCAACATCTTCAATACCTTCACGCTTCCATATGCAATAGATAATCTCCATACGGTCAGTCTTACCGCTAGCATGTAAAGCGTTAACCTTTTCTGGCACGTTCTCTTCGCCAAACTTGCTAATAATCTGTGAAGGTGTCCACATTAAGCGGCGATAAAACGTAGCAATGCCGCCTTTGTGGTCTTCTTCAAAGTAAGCTTCTTTAATAGGTACGGCTGAGAATGTTAACTCAATGTTTTCACCTGTTAATTCATCGCCGGTAAATTCTTCTAATACAACTGAAGTGCCGTAACTAACTAAATCTGTATAGCACTCGCCTACTTCTAAGTTGAAGTTTGACTCTTGTAAGGCGTTGTATATTCTGTCGGCGGTATCGTCTAGCCATTCCTTTGCTTCCTGTGTTTGGTTTAACTGGTCAACTCTGAATTGTAAATCAAACCAACGAAAAGCAGGCGAGGTAATAGACCCATGAATACTAGCTGACAATGTTTGGCAAGCGTTAACAGCTGTACTGTCGAATATCTCACGCTTACGCCAGTTTTGCTGATGCTCGCTTGTTTGGTCTTCAAAGAATTGACCGCGATAAGGTGTAACATACTTTTCTATTATCTGCCAAGTGGACTCAATAGTCTTTCGCTCAGCGGTTAAATGCTCAAGTCGTTTAATTATCCGTTCGTTGTTCATCCGTATGCCCTTTTAACTTTAATGTTGTTAACTGCTCTATTACCCATAGCAGTGGTTAAGTTCTTACGCCATGCAATACTCATATACCTAAAGCTGTCAGCGATATCACTAGCCCAATCATGCAGTGGGTTATCTTTAAAGCGCTGTAACTTCTCGTCATACTCTTTACGATAACCTTGCAAGCCATCAATAAGTTTACTCGTTTTAACTTTGTCAAACTTAGCCACTCGTATCATACCACGTGATGCGTTAATACCGTCTTCGCGTGATAAGTTAGGGCATATCTCAACGTAAAAGCCAAGCTCTGCTGCTTGGTCTGCTTTACTCTTACCACTAAACTGCTCACGATTAGCGCCATCATGCGGCCACCAATGTTCATCATAATCATATGGCATCTGTCTAAGAGTTTTAATCCACTCAGTTATAGATATGTTACGGCCCACAAGAAAATCAATTACTATCGGGTTACCATCATCACCACGCTGCGTAAATATTATAGAAGTTTGGTCATTAATACCAATATCCCAAAAGGTTTGCACTCGTTTAAGCGGGTCAAAAGGATATTGACCAAACCTATCAGCTTTTTGTAAGTCTCTAAGCTCTGCCGTATAGTAAGCGCCTTCCATGCCGCCTTCCCACGAGCAGTAATACTCTTGCTGTATCTTCTCTTCTGCCATGCCCATCTCGCGCTCTTCTTCGATATGTTCAGGGCGTATAACAGGTGAGCCATCAGGCCGTTGCGTATCTTCTATTGTTAATGTTTGCGCGAACCAGCTATCCATCCTGCTTGCTGCATCAAATAGCTTTTTACCGTGGTTGTTACCGCGAGGCGTATAAATGAAAAAAGCCCAACCGTCATTTTCATTCAGGATAGGCGATACATAATCCCAAGCTAACGGGTTAGCAATAGAGAATTCACTAAAGACAATACCAATAGGGTTACTACCTACTAAGCTGTCAAAGTTATCGCTACCTACTACCTGATAAATTGAACCGTTATGCATTTCAATAGACATATCGCTTTCATTTTTCTTTTTACGCATCCATTCAGGGAAAGCCTGGTCAATCATGCGGCGACCATCCTTGTCAATACCCTTCCATATAACCTTTCGACCTTGCGCTTGTGTCGGTAACATATGCCAAATAGTACCGACCCTTAATTGACTAGCTACTGCTGCAAAGTTTAAACACGTTGAATCCTTACCCCCACGTCTATGCCATACACCTACACCGCGCTTACGGTCTAAACCACCTTTAAGCATATAATTAAGCATTGGCTGTTGATATTCTCTAGCTGCCCAATTGTTAGGTAAGTTATGATTCACTCTTGATACCTAGTGCTGCATGGTCAATAACAATGTTAATATCTTGTACATTGTCTTGTTCAATCTTTTCACGCCACTGCTCTGGCCTGCGATTCTTTAACCAGAATATTGCCGCTGTGTTATCTTGTATGCGCTTAGTTGTAACAGTGCGCTTCATACCTTGTTCGCTCTGCTCTTCCTTGACCTCATCATACTCATAACCAATAGCTCTATCGTATAAAGCCATCTCTACTTTATCGTCAGAAAACACCTTGCCGGAGTTTAAGGACTCCGAAAAACTTGGGTGTTGCTTCTTCCATAAATGCAAAGTAGATTCAGCAACGTTAAAGAAATCAGCGAGTTGCACATCAGTAGCGCCAAGCTTACATAATTTAGCTGCTTGCTCGTCATGTTCCTTTTTGTATTTTGTCGGCCTGCCTTGTTCTTTTGCCATAACTACCTCAGAATAGTTAACTAAATTCGTTTGTGAATTCGCTTGTGAATGTATCGCTTGAAGGCGGTGGAGTACCCGCATAATAATCGTTTAACATATCGTTTAAAGCGCCTGTATAACCAAGGCCCTCAAGATAACTAAACAATGCATCATTATACGTACCGTAAGTATAGCCTTGCAACTCAAGGTACTGTTTCCGACAATCCATTAAACTCTCAGCCGTAGCGCCGTTATCATGTAACCACTCTAGCTCCATATCATTTAATGATGTAGGTGCGATACCCTGTGATAAATAAAAGTTGTATTTCTTATCGTTTAAAGTCATGGTTTAACACCTAATAAAACAGCTAAGCTTGTGATAATTATACCGCCAGCTATTAATAAAAATTTAGTTCCTATGTTATGCCAATCCTTAGACTTAGCCAATATAGGTTTTGCATATTCCTGAAACTCTCTAGTTTCTTTTTTAAACTGGTCAGTGTTTTTGCGTTCATTCTCAACGGTAGCAATATGTTGATAAAAAGTGGTAAATGTCTCACTCATTTTATTGATTGCGTTTTCCATTTTAACCAATGCTCTCTGCGTGTTTTCGCGGTCCTCCCTTATGGCCGCTATTAACTGTTGTATCTCTGACATAGTGCTGCTCGTTATTTTCTGCAATTACATTTGATTTTATCATACAATTGTAAAATTAACACTATGGTACGACATACCACGAATGAAACTATTGATATTTCGTAAACGGTTTCTAATTGCCTTGAAATTAACAAGTGAATAGATAATGAAACCATGACTAAATAAAGAAAAATATTCGATATTGTCATAAATAAATTCGTCAATCTCTCCATAATAATCAGGGTATCCATGAAATCTAGCGTTATATGATAACACCATACAAACAACAAGCATGTTTAAACAGGCTATTATAGTAAGTTTATTATTCCTATGACACTTAATTACATAGCTATAAACCAAGAAGGTTAAAAGGTACAAACTAAACTCAGATAATGGGTCAAAAACTCTTAGCTCGAATAAAGCGCAACTAATAAAAAAGGCCGCTAAAAAAGACGGCCTTCTATTAAAAAAATAAACTACAAAGTAAGCTATCAATATGATGCTACTTAGATTTTTTTGACTTACTACCAGGGCGCTTTCGCTTACTCGGAGAAACCATAATATTAAATCCATCTTGTTAAAAGTCCTTGTATATTAACAGTATTGTTTCTTAGGCACAATACGCCTGTGATTTGGTTTTGTATTTTTGTGGTCAATCGGTTTATCCATTACTTACCCTTATTCTTAAAAGCTGCGTAAATGCCACCAGGTGCTACTGCTGCCATTGCTGCCATTGGGTCATAACCTTGTTGTACTATGTAGAAAGCTAAACCATAGCCTAAGTAACCGGTTATCTGCCGCCCCATTTTGTGTAGTGCATCAACCCAAGGTACTGTCTTAGTTTGTAGCTCTAACGTGTATCGCTCTTGCTTTAGTCGCTCAATATTGCCCTTAATTTCATTTAGTTTATCAGGGTCTTCAATCGCTTCTGATACCAAATCCACAGTTTTATCAAATAGTCCGAACCAACTCATTATTTACACTCCAATAAAATACGATTCTTTTCAATCTCACAGTTAGCGCGTTCATGTTCTCTAGCGTGTTGTGAGAATGAACGACATTCTTCTATGCTTGTAGCTGTAACGGGTAAATCATCACCGCTAGCTGTCACTAAATGCGCTCCGCCGCCACTAATCGCAGCACTAGCGGCAGCAACCAATATCAAGTTGTTGCCTTTACTTTCTTCGTCACTCATATCAACCCCAAAATATCTTGGATGCTTTCAGTAACGTTGACGGTATGGTCACTAAAAACGATGACTGTGTCGTTGTCAGTACCTTGATACATGTAATTCACCTGCTCGATATTTAAAAGCATTGGTCTAACATAACTATTAATTTTTTTAGTTAGCTGTATAAACATAATCAATCTCTAATCTCAAAATGAGGGTACTCCAATACCACAATACCTTTAGCCTGCCCTCTGATTATTTTGTAAGGCAAACCCCTGTTGTGACCTATTATATTTGCCCCTATTGATTTTGATGCGCCTGTTACTCTATGCATTTCTGACACACTACCAAAAATAGCAACACTACCATCAAGCAACCTAACTTTTATAGCCTTAGACCTATTGTGCTCCGNGCCAAACTTACCAGTCATTGGGGCTGTACCCTTAGTGTTACCTAATACGTGATAAGAATGGTATCTATTTTCACTGGTGGTANTCCATTCAAGATTACTAACGTTGTTGTTAGTCTTATCTCCGTCAATATGATTAACCTCTGGTTTACCTTCTGGGTTAGGNATAAAATGTTGAGCGACCANCCTATGAACCAAAAAGCCCTTAACCTTACCTTTAAAGCACAGGCGTATCATCAAGTAATTTCCTTTGCCGTCAAAACTTGGTTTCATCTTGTTCATTTTCTTATTATAAATATCGCCATTGTTAGTTATCTTATAACCTAAACCATAAGAACTTATAGGTACCATAATATACACCCCCCTAGTAAATAATACACAATTATACCAAAGTGAGGACTCTTACACAACTAATCTCTAATTTCAAAATGAGGCAAATCCTTCCATGATTTAAACAACCCGCCCCAGTGCAATTTATAACCAAGCGTTGCCGCAGCTTGTAACATTGCTGCCGCAACTTGTGTTAAATGATATCTATCCCAACTCGCTTTCCCGTCAACATACGCGTAAACATCAAAAGCTTTACCGGTTTGATGATACGATTTGTTTACAGTACCGTCACATTTACTGACTTTTTTATCAAACAATTCTTTTTGACGTTCTGCGGTACGTAACCCTCCGTCGCCAGGTATACCAAAGTCAATAACGCTAATTTTTAACGCCTCGCTAATAATACTGATTAATCGTGGGTCAATACCTTCTAATCTTTTTTTTGAACTCGAACTTAATTTGTACATAATTACTCTCCTAATAATTCATTAACTTTATCAAGCCTTGTATGTAGCGTACCGCACACATTGCTAACAGTAGTATATTCACAGCCAAACTCGCTCATTAACTCTAGCAAAGTTTCTTTGATTGCTAGTAAATAGATTTCCGCCTGTGCTTTATCATTTGGTATGTTGTTTATGTCCATTGTTAACCTCTATTGTTTTCAGTTAATTTATCAATAACCGATTTACCGCCTATTATTTCGCTATATTCGCCATCTTCTTTGTACTGATGCCAATAACGTAGAGCCTCTATAATTGCCTCAGATTCGCTTGAAGCCGAAACACCCCACAATCCAAGTTTACAGTTAATAGATGTTTTGCCGTTTTTTCTTGTTCTTTTTGTTATACATTTGTTAAATTGCTTTTGGTATTTACAACCCTGCATGTTAACCTCTATTGTGTTTAGAATTCTAGCATTGTTGCTTGCCGTCTTTCTTCATAATCCTCGGGTATCATTTGCGCCCTGCGATCTTCGAACCACTGCGAATCACTAGATAGATACTCATAAAAAATATAATGATATTTATCTACAGTAAATCTTTTTATATAATCCTCTATCCATATCATCACATTAACCTCTATTGTGTTGGTGTTTCGTAACAAACACACCCATTTGAAACTACCCTGTATTGACCACCTTTACTGCTCCAAAAATCACACTTTTGTTTAGCCTCTTCAAAAGTCAAAAATGTCGAAGCTATCCCCCACCCATAATCAGAGTAATACCCGTGGGTTGTCTCTAACACATAATCAGGCAGACCTTCATAACTTTCTATACATTCACTCATTCTATTAACCTCTATTGTTTTGTATTGCGTAGCACGTTATTAAATAGTTCATTATTAAATTAACACAATGCTCACAAACATATTTACCCTTGCTAGTGCTTATAACGTAATAGCCAGCACCACTATACAAGTTATCTTTGCATAGCCTGCAACGCCTTGTTGTGTGGGTTTTGGCTATTAGCATTATAATTACCTTGTTAAATTAAATCGGCGTTTTTTAGTTTCACTATCTCATCAACAGACACACCTTGTTTAACTAGCTGCAAAGTTAACTCTCCTGCTGTGTTTACAGTGTCAGCTACACCAATACTTATTAAAGTGCCAACAAAAGCGCCAGTGTTATCTGTTACATTTAAAGTTAACTCATCTAAGTTTAATATTACTTTTTTCATAATTACCTCTTGTTTAGCCTGTATAGTGAAATGAGCTAGGAAGGACTCGAACCTTCAATCCTACTTAGTAGGAACGTTGCTGCGCTGATTTACCAATATCAACTAACTCACTTCGCTATACAGGCTGTTTAGTTATTGTTTAAAACGGCAAATCATCATCATAATCAATTGTTGGATCTGCTACTTTCCCGGCTGATTCTGATAACCCCCTTGATGCTGTGGCGCTTGTTGTTGTGGTTGCCCCCATCCTTGCTGATTAGGTGGTAACCCTTGCGATTGTGGTTGCTGTTGTTGAGGTGCTTGTTGTTGGTATTGCTGCTGTGCTGGCGCTTGTTGAAAACCACCTTGCTTAGCTTCAATGTATTTTGCACCCTCAAGTCGTGCGTTTTCCATTTGCAGCTTAATGTATTGCTTTCCATTGCTTTCAGTAACATCAACTTTTAATTTCTC